TCCCCGCCGATTCTTTAAAGGCCTGAATTACATCTGGTGGAGCTCCTGTTTTATAAAGGTACTGTAAGGCTTGGGCATTCTTGGCCGCTGACGTCGTAAGTCCATTTATGGAATCATTCAGATTCTGTTGAAGTTGCTGAAGCTGAACCTGTTTCGTCTGTTCATCAACTCCCTTCATTCCTTGAATTTGGGAAGCATTCGTATTGTATTGATCCACCAACCCTTGAAGATCAGAGCTTTTCACACCTAATTTCTCGGCGGTGGACTGCACAAACTCTGGCGTCATTTGAACCCCAGAGGTTGCGGCTTTATTAAATAAATCCAACGTTGTGCTTTGAGTCGTTAAAGCAGTATTTTGAAAACTTTGATTTTGACCTTTCGACATCGCGCTGATAATCGCCTCCGATGCTTCTGGTGGTAAATCCCTTAAACTTCCCGCCACTTGATTTAATTGGTCTGAACTTAAGCCCACAAGAGCACCCGTGCCGTGAAGGATATTCAATAAACCCTCCGTTTGTTGGAGGTTTTGATTCGAAGTGTTTAACAAAGATTGTTCCGTGCTAGCTATATTTGACGATATTATTCCGGCAAGTTTCGAATCTCCCCGCGCCTGCGCTAAAGCTAATTGTCTTTTTTGTTCTGCATACTGAGCCTCCAAATTAGCCTGATCCCCACCATATCTTTGAATAATAGATTGGGCTGCATTTTGGTTTCCTTGTGATGTAGCTCCTTCTCTATTCACAGATCCCAGAGAAGCGCTGACACCAGATTCTGCCTCTGAAGTGTTTTCACGTGACTTAGAGATTGCATAATCAATTTGCTGATCCAAATAATTTTTATCAGCTTGATTATTGGTAGCGTTCAATTGAAGTTCATCTTCTGGAGAAGTTGGTAGCTGAGAGGCGTCAAAAGGAATATTGTTCGCTTTTGAATAATTTACTATAAGTTGATTTTTTTGATATTGATTTAATCCAGAATTCGGCCCAAAAGCGGGATCAAGACTTAAATCCTTTGGAACGTAATTTGAGTTAACACTGCCATCAGTATTCAACCAAGGGCTGGTCTGCTGGTTGACCGTACCTTGAGAAGTTTGATTAGGAGTGGATTGGGAATTTCCCGTCATTAAAAATCCAGGAGGAGACGAATTGCTCTGTTGAGGATTTTGAGGAATGGGAGGTGCTTGAGGAGGGGTAACCGGCTTCAGAGAAGCGGGTTGTTGAACGACAGAAGGTGATACAGATTGTGTAGGAACTGTAGCCCGTGAATTAAATCCACCTTGACCAGCTCCGGTTCCATTAACAAAAGGGGTCGTCGTTTGTTGGACAGAAGGAACTTTAGGCTGAGGCTGAATTGTTTGAGCCGGATAGAGTAATCCTGCTCCGTTTGCTGAAATGGCCATAAAATTTATTAATTATACAATCGCCTGAACTTCCCATAAAAGATTTATTGAGGTTCCCAATCCCGTACCGCCCAAAGTCCAGGTAATTGTTATATTGGTAGCATCGACAGCTATTGTTGCTGTTTGTCTATTCGCTGAACCTGCACCATTTTCCAAAAAAATCATCTTTCCCGCAGATAACGCCGCATCATCAGTATTGGTATTTGAGTCCATATATTCATAACCACAATTTTGCCCTGAACCATCAAAAACTCCTGTACTTTTAGCTACACCTTTTGTGTTCGCCAAACAGGAGGCAGTAATCTTGACATACGTAGGAATTACCCCTAATCCGTGAGCGATAGTTTGAGATCCACTCGAGGCGTTACCAGATCTACTGGAATCGACCCCATTTCTCCTTGTAAGTGTGCCATATCTAACACCAGCCGATTGTGAAGAATCAGCAATAAGTATCTGTCCATTAGTGCCAGCAGCCACTCTCGCAACAGCACCGCTTCCAGTTGCAGCAACAATGTCACCTTTTGTAGTAAACGTCGAAAGGGAAACCTTACTGCTGTCTGTTCCTGAAGGAATAAACCCTGTAGCCAACTTTCCAGTCCCATCTAGGAAAGGAACTTTACCGCTATCGCCAGCACCACTAGAAGTCGAAACAAATTTGGTGTTATCGCTTGTATTTACCGAAATTACACCGGATGACACTGAAATACCCGATCCGCCACTTACACCCGCTCCTGTTCCAAAAGGTGTTGAGGAAACGCCGTCATTAGAAAATATCCAACGATTATTTGAGTGATCATACCCCCAAAATGGATTGTTCGTATTTCCAATTCCGGCAAAAACTTTAATATCTTCGTTAAGATTCCTTCCGACAATCCAAGACACACCTCCGCTCGAAACTCCACCCTGCATAGCTTGCACCATCAGGTAAAAATAAATCGGATTTACGTCCATGAAAATAGGACTATCGGCATTAGCTGGTATCGCTAAAGTTGAATCACCAGTCGTGTAATCTAACCCTTCAAGTCGAATTCCGCGAACTACTCCCGTGGCTGTTTTACCGTCGACCGAAAGACAATTAGCAGGACAATAACAATGCTGAACATAGGACGTTGCCGTATCTCGAATCGATAGAAGAAAAGCCCTTGTCTCTACTGCTCCGGTATGATCTACGATAGGGGCAGTAAACGTAAGAGTCGTCGTAACGGCATCAATCGGAGCAGCTAATCTTGGGTTGGGATTAGTAGGGGTTGCGACTTGAGCAAGTGCAAGAGCTGGAAGAGATGTGGCATTAGCCATAAATGGCGCAATTAATGATTAGTTGCGCCATTCTATTTTTAAGATAATACTGTCATTCCTCTTCTTCTTATTTCAGCTTTCACTCGAGTCAATAATTTAAACCAAACGAGAGTGTGAGGAACTTTTGAATGTTCACTGATGTCCAAAATAATTCTTTGGTAATTTCGGATGTATTTACGAGCTCCATCGAAGTACTCTGCTGGAGATCCAGAATCATCATCTCCTCCAATGGCCATTTGTCCCCATGAAGCCAGTCCATAACCATCACCTGAGCCGCCAACATATTTAGGCTTAAAATTCAATTTCAGTTTGTTCGGTATCAATGTACCAAAAACGTCAACGATATCCAAAGCAAATAATAAATTTGTTGATGGCGAAACTAAAGCATCTAAATATTCACCGACGAGCATTTGGCGAGTTTCAAGGTCACCGGTTCTTATTTCTTGACGATAATGAGTCCATATCTCTTTACCGTCATCGTCATTCCCCTTAAAACAAGTCCAAATCTTACCATTTAATGCGCTAGCACCATAGATTTGTTGGCCGATTTTCATCCATCTGTTAATGTTCCATCCTTTAATGTCCGCAAATGTACCATTTTGGATATTATAAGCGATAACATAGTTATTGACCGATGAATCTTGAGCGCAAGTAAGATAAAGAATGTTATTTTTTCCATCAAAAGTGAAATCGGAATTCGTTAAATCAATATTATTAAAATATGTTGATCCCAAAAGAATAGCTGGATCCTGCTCTTGATCGCTAAAAGGCACATTTGGCTGTCCTAAAGCCGTTAATTGCCAAATTCCTGCACTATTTACGTAAAAAAGACCCTTTGGGGTTGATAAACTTGCCCTGGAACCTCCTAAATCTAGTCTCTGGAGTATAAAATCATCATTTTTAACAAGTTGATTATTGACCGTAATGCTTGTAATTTGAAAAGCCCATTTCCCATTTGTAGCAAGCACTACGATGTTTTGCCCTAAAGAATCAATCGCTTGCACACTACCCGCATTACCAAACCTTACGAGTCCAGGGTCAGCAGCCAAAGGCGTTAATGGAACTGTCCAGTTCGTGAAAGGGGGGTTTGCCCCAGTATCGATATTGGAATAAGCAACAGCAGTAGAATCCGTCGACAAATTACCAGCAAATAAACGACCTCCAATGGCTTTTAAAACTTTGGCAAAAGGTGCCCCTGATATGGAAGTGAAAGTGTACGTCAATGTGCCTCCTAATGTTGCACTTCCTGGAGTTCCGTTGTTGTCTTTAATAATTTCTCCATTTTGAAAAACTCCATTTACGCTTCCAAGAGTCAAAGCGGTTCCAGAATCTTCAAGAATAGTTGCAGTTGCTCCTGAAGTTTGACCCGTTAGGGTTTTGCCGACCGTAAACGCGCTCGTTTGAGTATTGTATGCTAATGTTCGAGAAACTCTTCCGATCGGATCGCCACCATTACAAAGAAAGAAATAATCTCCATACCTTGCACCACTAAAAGGAGCAGAAGAAGTGAAATTGCTTTTTATGATGGTAGTAACTCCCGTAGATATCTGATAAGCCTTTAAAGTTGTTCCAAAAGTATAAAAAACAATATCAGGAGTGTACCATTCCAGCATTGTAGGTGCCGTATTCGCGGCGTCATTGAGTAATTGAATCAATCCAGACCTTTTTGAAAGTCCATAATCAGTAGTAGGAGTATAATTAGTTATTTTTAGTGCCTGATTAGGATTTAAAAGCTGAGGAGCATCTTTTAAATCCATCGTCGGATTTGTCAAAACATTCCCCTGTTTAGAGTCTACCGGAGGACGAAACTTACTTTTTCCTATACGTACATTGGTACTTAGATATGGCATTAATAATTTGCTGAAAAATCTGATAAACCGTAAACCGTCGGGGTTTGGGGGATATTTGAAAAAATATCATCTAAAGCATTGACGAAACGCGGATTCGCCATAAACTCAGCATTCGGATCTTCATCCCACGCCGTATAAAAAATGTCTAAAGCACTATCCAGTAAGTAATCATACTCATCAGGAATCAAGATTGTTCCCGTCTGAGTACCATCCGTAGTGAAATAATTATTGAGAGAAGTGAGTTTCGTTATAACGGGAGAGTATCTCAGAGTGTAAAATGCAGTTTGGGTTGGAATGGGGGTAAAAAAGATCAAACCCTTATTGATGTAATAGCCTTCTTGTTGGCTTCCATATCCTGTTTTAGTTAACCTTTCGCCAGTGGGAATTAAAGTATTGCTCAGTTTAAAAATTCCCGAACCTAAAGGAGTAATGTCTTTAAAGTCGGCCGGAAGAGAAGAGGTTTGTGTTCCGCTGGTGATGGTAATTTGTTGAGAATTTAAAAAACGTTCAGGGTCAACCCCTAAAAGTTTCCGATAAATGAATTTATTGATCCTGTCGCACCAGCGAACAAATAAGGTCAACGAGATATCGCTAATGTCCTTTTTAAAATCTGAAAACGAATTGTAAGCATCCTGGAGTTGTATTGCCATCGGCGCATCATTAAGAATTGGTGCGCCAAAATTAATTGTTTATGACGGCCTCTTTAAAAGAAGCCGAGAAAACAATTACTTTTTCTTTCCCATAATCTTTTTAGCTCGACTCATGTGCTTTTTCATGAGTTTTTGCTCCTGGGTTTCTTTCTTTTTAGATTCTGTTTTTTCTTCTTTAACAGAACCTTCTTTGTACTTTTTTGCCATATTGGTAAAAGTTAAAAAATATAAGTTAAACAGTAAGTTGTGATCGAAGATTAGGATTTCTATCCTGAATTCTTTTTAAAATAAAATTTCGTAAATCTTGTTGAGGTGGTGAAAATTTGTTGCTGAGAATTTTTAAATACGCATCTATAAGTGATTGGGTTCTTGAGTCTTGATTCATATTTCAATTCAAAAAGGAATAGAAATGTCAGCATTGAGATTTTTTATAATATCTCCACTTTTATCTAATGGATTACTGGTATCGACTCCTAATTTATCTGCTATCCTAATGAGGATAATTTGTTGATAGACAAGCTGCTTAATTTCTTCAGATTGCTTAGATTCGATATTTGTTATTCTCTTTTCGTGATTATCAACATCACTGCGTATAGACCAAACATAATAAGAACCGCTTAAAATCGCGCCCATAATAAGTAAAATTAATGCTATTGAGATTGGTAGGGGTTTATCTTGTGTTAGGGTTTGCATTTTTTAAAACAAAAAAAATAATTTTTTTAGATTTGGGGGTAAATATAAGAAGCATCAGAATCCTAAAAGAGAAATATAATGATCATGGAATTTTTGGTTTCCACTTGTGGTTACATGCACACCATCTACTGCGGCGATGTCTGAATTTAAAATTACCGCCGAAAGATCGTCATAAGATCGAATCGATGGATTCAAGCCCGCTACGGTTTGGGCAGCTGTTCTAAAATCTCCCAAAGTACTACCAGCACCATTTGCTGCTTCACTCGCAGGAGAAATACGTTGAGTCGCACCGCAACAAATGATTTTAAGTCCAGTAATGCCTAACGCCTCTACTGCCAAACATAAATTTGTAAGATTCGTTTGATAACTAGCTGCTGAAGCTCCTCCGGCGTAATCATTGGTCTGTACCTGGATAACTAAAGTATTCTTTGCTGTTCCATCTAACATCTGTCCTAAAAGAGCCGCTGTTTGATTCGTAGTGTAGTAGGTTCCATCACATAATTGCTTTAAAGTTGCGTTTCCCCATGAAAAATTTGTCACTGATCCGTTAAGATCGGCTCTCAACTTCAATGACATGGAATCGCTCATCACATCAGTAGTTCCAAAGCCTGAAAAAATGGAATCTCCTAAAAATACGGCCCTGTTTGTTGGTCGGGTAGGCGACTGAAAAGTGAATGAAGGCTGTGCAATTTGTATACGTAAAGCATTGATGTGGGTCATACCAAATCCTGTTGGATAGGGCGAATTCCCCAACTGCGTACCTTCTATAAAATCCATATTTTTATTCGATCCTGATCCTAAATTAACATCGGCAACATCCTGGTAATTCACATTCGATGAATTAATCGGAGCAGGATCAATCAAAAAAGATCCATTTTTCCAGATTCCATACCGTGGCTGAGCAAGCGGGCCATTTGCCTGAAAAGCTTCGATTCCAACCCTCGTCGCACTTGTTACCGCTTTAATATGCGCAAAACAATTGTGATAAGTATAATTTGTTTCCTGAATACTTACTTTCGAGTCAGTTAGTATTGAATCAGTCACCGGAATACGCATCTCGGCCATATTCGTTTTTGTCGGTGAACCATTCACCGTAAACGTGATCGGTGAACTTCCACGTGTTATCGAAGTTCCTGAAACACCATCCCAATCCTGTGACGCTTCCCAAATAACGGTTGCCGCAGAATCATTCACCACGGACGCGGGCAATCGTAAACGGGTTCCCGTTCCAAAGGCTGTAAAGCTTGTCAGTTCACCATCAGAAATTTCACGATTCAAGATAGCAAACCCTAAAATTCCACCGGCATATTTTCCCGCATTCGTATCACCAGTAAAAGGAGCGCCGATAACTGATTGGCACGTCCCGTCCAAAGCGTTACCAGGTGTAATTGGGAAACCAAAATCACCAGTAAGAGCGCCATTAATACCATAGTGACAATGGTTGTCCGATGCTTGCCACCTTAATGCATGGACCTGAAGACCGAATTTATTTTGAATGCCGAAATATCCAATATGTGATCCATCACCACTTCCGTTCACCGCTAAAAACTGATTCCCCATTAAATTAACGCTCCAACCTTTACGAGCGGCATTAGCCAAAATTCCATTCCCACAACCAATCACGCAGTCATTTGAATTTAAGCTGTTAATGTTATCAACGATCAAAACAAGTGACATTCCGGGTCCAAAAGCCATTTGTCCTGAAGAGGTCAATTTATTTGAAGTACTAAAATTTGTCACTGCCGATCCTGGGAAAACCTGAAAGCCTCCTGAATTATTTTCTAAAAGTAACTGATCTACCCAAGGTGCAAACATTTGAAAAATTATTAATTACCGTATCCGATAATGGTGGCTCCATTTAAAGTTGTTCCCGTACTCATAACGCGAATAAATTCTCCAGGAAGATATTGTGATGCAGTCAAAGAGACTGATTGTGCTGCTGTATCATTAGCGAGCTTGAAAGCGACTGTAGTTGTTGCCCCTGAAGGAACAGATACAAAAATTCCTTTTTTTACAGTGGTGGTCAGATCAGTCGAATCGCTCGGGGTGATCGCATACGTAGATTTTGGTTGTCCCATAACTACGGTGAAAAAATTATCAGCCATAAATTTTTTTAGTGATTAAGCAAATAAGGAAGCCCCATTAAAGAGACTTCCCATATTTACCTAAACAGGATTTATCGTAACAATATTGAATTTTAGTGTTCCGTTTAATGCAGCAGATGCATGAATGTTTTGAACGATTATCACTACGCTTCCAGAAGCAGGAGTAACGGAGGCAAGGGACGGAGTCCCGGCCGAATTACTACCATTCCCGACCGTAACTAATACAATTGATGTAGCTTTGATCTTATTATTCGTAAGAGTCAAAGTATACGTCGCGCCAGCTGCCGTTGTAAGAGATTCTGAAGTCACTTGAACGTGATAATCATTTACCGTAACAGCTCCGCTTGCGGCCGCTCCTGTTGTCACCGGAATATTAATATTCTGTAGATAATTTGGATTTTTACCACCAGCCATAAAAGTTGGGATTAAGCATTAATAGTTACTTTGCAAAGACGATTAGCATTTCTGCTAAATACTTTGGTTCCGTAGAGAGTTCCTGTGAGGTAGTTTCTTCGGAATTGTTTAGGCTCTTGAACGACCGTAAGATTTGGTTCAATTTGCATACCAAGAGCGATAGCCCCTTGACGTCCAAAAAGAAGATTGGTTGTTTCAGTTCCAAAGAAGTTAGAACCTGACGTAAACGTTGCCGTATTCCCAATACGACCAAAAGCAGTAATGGTCGCTTTATTTGAAGAGAAACTTCCGCAATTAAAAACTTGATTTAACAAGAATTTACGATTGTCGTCTGGCGAAGTGAAATCAATATATGTAGAAGCTCCTGGAGTTCCTGTACCATTAATCGCATTAACGATGATGGCCTGGGTCGCAGCAGCATTGGCACCAATAGAAATATCACCTGGATTGGTAGCTGTCCCATTTGCAACAAAATTAAACGTGACTCCACCTACAGCAAATGAATCACCTGCGGTCGGGTTAACAGCCACCGTCAATGATTGCGTCGATGGAAGGTTATTGGAAACGTAAAATTTGAATCCATTTGATTTACCAATAAATTGATTCAAAAGTGCGTAATCTGCCTGCTGGAAACCTGTAGCAGCGTAAGTCTGTGAAAGTACAGCCTCACGCTCTGGATCGATAACAGCAAACATATCCCCATCAGTAGCATTTGCACGGCTTAGAGCGGAACGAGCAGAAGTGACTAATTTGAAAATATTTCCAGCATCAATGGTAGTGAAACCTGATACAGATTGTCCAGCTCCGGTCACACCAGTATTAAGTAACTGCTGATCGACATCATTAGCCAGTAAGAAAGATGCTTGATAAGCAAGCTTAGCACCGTAATCAGCACGAGCTTGTCTTTCCTGTATTTTGTTCATACCAAAAGTCACTGCACGTGATTGATTCACGACAAGCGAACTTTGAGATGAAGTAATAGCGTCAATGGTTAAGTCGGTATCTACTGGAGCATTTTGGATGCGGAGATTACCAACAGAAGGGAAGTTGATAGTATCGCCATCAACAAGGTCGGCCTGATATTTAGTTTCGGCAATTTCTCGAGCAATCAAACGGTTGTTCAAGAAGTCCTGTACCATGGGTAACCATATCTGCGGTACAAGAGCTGAAGCGTTAGCACCAGCAATAGCAGTCATGTGAAATTAAGTTAAGAAGATAAATATTTATCTTCTCAACCCGCGGCCTACGTAGTAGCCATCCTTTTCAGGATTTCGAGCCTTTTCTTTTCTGGTAATTTCCTAAATTTAGGGTCAGTGATTTTGGTATCATTGACGTCCACATCTTCAGTGTTCTGGCTTCCTTGATTTTTAGGGAGAGCCATATCCCGTTTTCGGGCTTCAACATCACCTTCAGTTGAATTTAATTGAATTCCTGCGATCTTTGAAGCTTTTTTTAGAGCCTCCGATCGAGAATATCCTCTTAAACGCAAATCTGAATATTCAGATTGAAGTTCCGATCGCTGTGATTTCGTAAGCGATAAAGAGTTGATCCGCTCCATTTGTGACTTAAAAGCCACTTCATCACGGACAACTTCTTCCACACTTACCGAAGATTTAACCGTATCGCCATCAAGGAGTTTTTCAACATCCTTTTTAAGCCAGCCAAGATTTTTAGGCATATCGTCGAGAGTTTTTTCACCGCTCATAATACGATTTGCCCAAACTTCAGCTTGTTTGGCGCGAACGGTCGCAGCGTTCGAAGTTTTAGTGGACTTACCAGAGCTGGGCTCTTGTAGGTCTAATACCTCTTGCCCCTGTTCACCTTCTTTGGGCTCTTCAGTTCCCTCAGTGGTGTCAGTAGCGGTATCTGCGGTATCTTCACTGGCTTCAGTGTCGAAGAGTTGATCACTGTCGTCTGTGTTTAGCATGTCAGACATGTATAGAGTTGGGTTAAGAAAGAACAATTATGGTTTAAATACCACCTTCAGTATCGAAGTAGGGTGGCGCTCCCCCCTCGATACTAGAGGTGACATTTAATTGATTTTCTTGACGTTCTTGCTCGCGTTCAGCCAAACATTCAGCGAAGAATGCTCCTATTTTCCCGATCCCTTCCATAAAAGCTGATCTTTCTTCATAATTAAATTTATTCTTGGGGTCAGAAGTCCATTCAACTAATTTTGCCGTAGCAATAACTTCTAGATCCAAAGCATGTTCCTCGAAGAATTGAGCAAATTTATGTACCTTTGTATTCGTGCCTAAAACTTTTTCACACGGGCTTCGGTCTTTCTCGACCGCCTTATTTTCAAGGAACTGTCGTAGCGCCGTATAATTTATTGATTGTTTTTTTCTCATCTGATCAGAACATACAAAATTCTCCATTGACCGCAACCTAAAATTACGAAGTGGCCATACTTTTATCTTTAGGGTTAATTGAAGTTCGGTCAGTTTCCGTTGGTGTTGGCAATGATAAGCCCTGATTCGCCTGTGGATTATTCGGCCCTTGACCTTGTGGCGAGGGTTGGGGTGCTTGAAAATCTTTTTCACTAAACTTCATATTATTTAATTCCGCAGACTCTTGAAGCAGTTTCATTTGGGCCGGTGAACCAGGTTGTGTAAGTGGCAACATACGTCCAATTTCAGCGAACCTTACGACATGGCTTGTGATTGCTCCTGATCTATAGTTGGATCGACCATAATAATGATCTTGCCGTAAAGCTTCAGCTATTTGCCCTAGTGTAAAATTGCTATAAGGGACTTTATCCCCACTATCGGTTTCTAGCATTTCAGGAATATCAATAATAGTTTCATCGTCTTTATCAATAAACTGCCTCATAAAATCCATAGTAACTTCAAGAGCGAAATCATAAGTTGGGCCATTCCATTCTTGAATTTGCTTAACGAAAGCATCAGAAGTTTCACGTTCCGCAAGAATAGAAGTGGCTAACTGATTAGGATCTTGAGCGTCTTGGATTTCATCAATATTAATTCCCATGCGTTTAATTTCCTGATCCAGGCGATTAAAAACAATCTCCCATTCATTAATGAGGTTCTGCGTCGTAAGCGCCTGCGCATCTACCTTGCTTGTTCCTGGGCTATTTGGATCATATTCAAGAGCGACCATTCCTTTCTTTCCTTTAGCTCTCATCTCACCAGCTAACTCAAGCTTGTTGAAAAACTTTGCGGCTTCCCCCTGAGGAAGATTTACAAGAGTAAACGGATAGGTGTTCTCTTCAATGTGCCCTATGGCAAGATTCATTAATCGACGCTGAATAATAGCAATGTCATAAAGCATTCCCCCAATACCATAATTATAAAATCCTTCCATGGAAGGCCAGCACAAAAATTGGAGGACAGGAATATATGGCTTTCCTTTCTTTTTCTTGTTTTTATTTTTTGGATTTCCCTGATAAAGAATGAAAGGATATTTGTCTTTTTGCATCTTTTTAATAATGGTGCAAGCTTTACCGGCAAATACACAAAAAGCCATATTGGAAATATCATATCCATAACCAACCTCAATAATATCGTCTTGTATCTGCGCGGTTTGGTGGTAATCACGTTCTGTTTCTTTCCAATAACTGGTATCTCTTGGAATTCTCCCGTAGGCTACTTTATCCTTAAAATCTGGGAACTGTTCAATAAATTCATTCTTCGACATCGAAAAGATTGTGACCCATTTTTTACAATCACGACCAATACCACCACCGCGAAGAACGGTAGCATACGAATCAAAGTAATTATTTGAATTTGAAGTTGGTGTAAAAAATATAGGGTTGTCACTTTCTGGATCAGTTCCAATCATCACAAACCCGTCACCAAAAGGAATGGCTTTATGCATCGCTCCACCTTTCCCCATTACAGCCGAAATCCAACCGCCTCTCCGCATAACGGTGGTTACACCGGCTGTAACAAGTTCTTCTGCCGCTGTTGACGCGTTCGTCCCGTGAATTTCGAAATCAAGTAATTTAATGCGATTCAAAACAAACCACATCGCTTGCTGAAGAAGTTTAGAGCTTATCTTTCGGGAACCTGAAGGATCAGTTAACTCAAACTGTTCTTGAAAAAGCTTAAGAATGGTTTGGTTCCGACCGTCCTGCCTCACCTTAACCGTTAAGTTCTTTCGGATAACTTCAAGGAACGTCTGAACGGCTTTATCTTCCGTATCATTAACGATGTTAAGTTTAGGCTGATAATCGAGTGTTTTACTAGAATCCATAGGTGCAAAAAGTAAATAAATGCGCCATTGGAGTTTTTAACCTTTTATTTTTTCCGAGAAATTATTAATAATCTTTAACCATTCTTGAGGAGTCAAAGGTTTTTTAGAATTTTCGTCAGACATATTGGTTTAAATAGAAGAAATAAAATCTAATGCCGCATCTTCATACTCCTCATATTTCTGTCGATAAGAAGGAGAAGAAGACATCACCTTGCGCTCCTGTCCAGAAGAAATAAACCTCCTAGCGGCCTTTTCGTAATCTTTTTCTTGCGTATTTTCTTTTGCTTTATAAATCGAATTAAACCCATATCGAATAGCGTCCATAGGGTTACTCCATTCATGAATAGAATCATCAGGCTCATTAATAATTTTTCCGTTTTTGTCTATTACAAAAAGATAATTACGATAAGCTTTAATGGTTTTGACACTTCGTTTAGTTATGAAAATCTTCTGATCTTGCACATACTGAATACCCTGATATACGCTTCCTGGCCCCTTAGTTGCACCGATGATATTTACTCCATACGACCTTATTTCATCTATACTCTTTGGCTCCGCGCTGTCTCCTACGACAAGCCTATCGGGATCTTCTAGATTAAGGATGAAATCAGCAATATTCTTGTTGCTCTGACCTTTTTGATAGAGCTGTTCATCGATTACAAAAGCACCATTCCAGCTATAGATATCTTCGAGAACAGTGGGATCAATACTATAACCAAAATCTAATCCTCTTCGTATCAGCCTGGCTTCGGCAGGAACTTCATCGATAATTTGCCATCCCTTATAAATTTTACCCTCTACCTCTCCCAGTTGTCCTAATCCATAAACTTGCCACCATCCAGGCCTATTCTTGCGCTGCTCGATAGATTCAACGATAGAAACATCAAGAGCCTCATTATCTAAATAGGTAAGTATCAAATGGTCGACATCTTCACGTTTCCCTAGAATCTCAGAATAAAACCAAAACTCATTGGTTGGATTCCAGTCAAGAAAAACGAACTCCTTAGTACGAACCTCTAATTGCTCAAAAGCGTCAAACGCAACGTTATTGGCCTCATTAATAAAAAGTCTATCACGACGAGCACCGCGAAGCTTATCGCCATTATCAGAACTGAAAAATTCTATCTGGCTTCCAGTCTCGAATGTATATATCGAATCAGTACTATTCCACCGTGAATCTCGCCAATAGTTATGAGATTTCATGATATTTTTGAAATCGCGAATGGCTCCACGCTTCAAATGCGGGACGGACTCTGAAACTATACTTGTGAGTGTTTGGACTTCATCCGATTGCGAAAAATCAATCAAACAAAGCAAAATACTAATAGTTTTAGACGCCGAAGTTCCACCCTGAACAGCCCTAATTCTTTTTTTCAGCTGTGTTACTTTCCTGGTTGCCGTTGTCTTTTCGTACATTTCCTAAGATAGGATGAGGAATTAAATCTTTTCCATCTTTACCGGTAATTTCCTGTGCAGTTTGCTCCCTATAACCATGTTGATTCAAAAGAACCGTTGCGATCTTTGAAGTGTAATCACCAGACAAACCGCCATTGATAAGTTTTACAGCCTGCTCTTGTCGAAGCTTGACTAATGCGTCGGAAAACAGTGTATCAATACTCTCCTTTTCCCATTCATAAATAGTATCTTTACTGACATGCAAAAATAGTGCTAATCCTTCAATCGTGGGCAAATTTACCTTCACTCTGTATTGGTATGAGGTAGATTTTTCACCGTCAGTTACAACTCTTTTAACCTCTTCATCTTTACAAGAAGCTAAATATTCATAAACCATACTGACGTATTCCGATTTATACTCTTTAGGCCTTCCTGTTTTTTTAATTTCATCAGTCATGACTATTTGTTACGTAATTTTAAAACAATATTAGAAATCAAATCCGTAAGCTTTTCTCGTTCATCTTCGATTTCATAATTAGAAACAAAGCGCTGAGTAGCTTTTGAATAAAAAGGATCGGTAATTAAATGTGCTAACTCATGAACAATATAAGGCTTGATAGATTTTTCATTTTTCCACCAATCAAAAGCTTTTTCAGAATAACGAATGGTCGCATCCAAATAAGGGTATCTTAATTCACATTCCATAATCAATCCTGCTTTTTCCCCTTTATATTTTTCAACAGTAAAAAAATACTGTTGAAGCAATAGAATTGGAATAAATTCTTGAATAACGGAATGAATATAATTTTCAAAAGCTTTATACGTTTTTTCTTGAATTTTTTGATTCATACAAATAAATTTTTTAATTTTTTCTGCTGGTTAAATTCGTCGAGCGCTTCATTCACTTTTTTTCTCCAACATTCATAACAATTATCAGCAACTATTCCCAATCTTTCACCCATAGGAGGAGGCATCTGAACTTCCACTTCTTTGATGACCTGTTCACATGATCGGCAAAGAAAAATAACGAACATAAAAAAATAACAATCTAGAATAATGATTGCATTTTATGCGTTGACGACAAGCTTTAATTTAACTTCTTATAATCTACAGGTCGAAGAGAAATATCGTTCTGTAAAATTTCTATTGTGATCTTATTTCTTTGTTTCTGGATAACGATTAAATCATACTGATCTCCTAAATGGATGGTATCTCCAACTGATATTTTTTTAAAATTAAAAGTAATTTGCATATTTCGTAAGAGAGCATAGTCATTTAATAAATTCATCACGTAATTCTATTTGTTTTTGGGGTGACATTCCACCATTACACCATAAACAATATATAGGCCTTTGATTATTTTTAAATAATTCTGATAAATGATCGAATTTATGACAACCGCACCAATCTTTACATCTTTTACAAGTTTTAGATTTTACTTTCATAATTAATCCTTAGATTGATCTAAAATTAAACAGTTTCCGTCCTTCTAAGTTTATTTTTATTTTTCAAAAATTTAATCATTTGTTTCGTCGCTTCCAATACCGTATGGCCACCAGTTTCACCAATCGTAACCTTTTCATTATCATCCCATGCACCCCAATACCAAACTCTATCTCCAATTGTTGCAATTCCAGAATATGAAGTCAAAAAATATTCATTTGCAGGGATTTGATTCATTAATTCTATAAGGCTCTCCTGTTCTATACTCTTGGTTTCCATAAATCTATTCTTTAGAATCTAAATTTTCTTTTTCTCTATTCATTTTTTCTATTTGCTCTGCCCGTACTTGATCTTGGGCATATTCCACTTCAAGTTCTCGACAATTTGAGCAATTATAAGGACATTGAGGAACCATAGTTATTCTTTAGAATCTAAAAATTTTCCAAGGTATTTTAGAGGATTTTCTTCAATTACCATACATTTAATATAATATTTCCAAGCTGGCCAACATTTAAAAGAGTTTCTCGGTGCATAATTATTTATGAGAATCTTCAATTCCCATTTCTTTTTTTAAAAGATTTTCAATTAATTGACTAAGACTAATTTTGGGATTTCTTTCATTTGCATAAATAATAGCCGCATACTTTACCTTTTTAGATAAAGTAATGGTAATATCAATTTTCCTTTCGGCCTCATTCTTAACAACTCTCATACTAAAAATTAAAATGCACTTGCATTATATACATGTAAAAAATAACTGTCAAAAGATATTTTTTAGTATTTTTACTATTTTACTCTTGCAATTTAAAAACCTACATGCTATGATGTAGGCGTAGACAGTTTCTTTGAAAATTCATCAGACGATTTCTAGTATAACATCATATTATACCAAAAATCAAGAAAAATTTCCACTCCTGCATATTGTGGCTCCATAGAGAGCCCTTTGCTAAAAACTTTTCTTGAAAAACGAGTCTACCTCGGTATACGATTTTATACTTCGATCGTCGAATAATGCCATTTCGGCATTATTTTAAGCCATTTTTCATCTATCACGAAAAATGAGCTTTTTCTTCAAAAAGCAATACCTTAAAAGCAGGCGTGGCGGAAAGACATAGAGAAAAACTATGCAAGGAGACGCAGAAATTATGATGTTTCGCGCCCAGTTCCATTAATGGCCGAGGCGCATGCGAGGTGACTATACGAGTCCAATCCCAGGAAGTAAAACGCCCAGGAAACATATTGGTCTTCGTCAAATCCTCGCCGCCTGCTTCTAGGGTATTGCCTTAATTCATAATCACTAAATATGTCATTACGCACCTTTTTTCTGGGTGTAGCCTTTTTCGCTGGTAGCGCAGCTTATACCTGGATCGTTATTACCATTCTTAACCTCAAATACTCATGAAATACACTTTCAAATATTCCTCTGTAGTCCAGGGAAATATCCTCTGCTACGTCGCTAAAGCTTATAACGAAGCTGAGGAATTCATAACATGTAGTGTTAGCGAAAAAAGCTATGAAATGGCAAAAGATTCTCTCGTTGAAACTCTCAAGAAAATGGAAAATTTACTCCCAGATCCACCGGACGAAACCATAACCATCTAAATCTTATGAAATACCCTTCTACTCACGACCTTGACTGTAACTGCTACGAATGCACTTACGGTTATTCCTAATCATGAAAACAATGAACTACACCCTTAAAATAACCAAGCTTCCTCATCTTCAAATATGACTAGCGGAAGCGTTCACCTCGATGGGTCTTCAGATTTGCTTTTCTACTGGAGACACCAAAAAGGAAGCTAAAAAAAGAATCGAAGAAAAACTTCAAAATTATTACCACCTATCCGAAAAATAAAATGAGATTCATTAAACTTTGGGACAAAATTATGGAGCATAAGTTGTATCCCGCGAATAGAAACCGCGAATTTAGTGGATTCGAAGCATTCATTGATCTTCTGTTCCTCGCGAACGGAAACCCGGAACCTAAAAAAATAAATCGAAATGGAGTCGACTATTTCATCCAACGGGGAGAAATCGCTACAACTCAAAGACAACTCTCGAAGAGGTGGCATTGGTCGCTAGATAAAGTCAACCGAACGCTCTCCGCGTTCAAATCCGAACGCACATTGCGTATAAAACCGAACGCTCACTTTTCCGTTATAGCTATTGAAAATTATGACTTTTATAACCCTCTTTCCGAACGCACTTCCGAACGCAAACCGCGTAAAGATCAGAACGCAAATGCCAACACTACTAATGAAATAAAAGAAATAAAAGAAAGAAATGATATAAAGAAACGCCACCTCGATTTCGTTCTCTTATCGGAACGTGAAGAGGCTGAACTCCGTAAAGTCCTCGAGGTACAGTTCGACGATTATCTTTCACGCCTTAACAGTTACATCGGCTCGAAAGGGGTCAAATACAAGAGCCACTACTACACTCTTCTCTCTTGGTACCGGAAAGATCATCCATCCCCCATTGCGGCCGCCCCCCTTCCTAAACAACTCACGGAAGAAGAGATCGATGTTGAACTTTCAAAAATATTTTCTAACAAAAAAACAAATGGATCTCCTTCAGAACCACGAACGTCTTCAGCTTGAAGGTTCAATCCTCGAAGCTCTTTGCCAAAGACCTTGGCTTTACCACGAGATTGAACTTTTAGATTCGTACTTTTCGGATGAACTTCTTAAAAAAATATGGATAGAAATTCGAGAACGACTTCAAACAGGACAAAAAATCGATATTGCTTCTCTCTCGAATAAATTCTCCATATCTGAACTGAAATTTTTGTTCCAAGAGGATCGATACTTAACCGGAACGAATTACATCGAGGCCGTAAAGAGACTTGAGGAAGACTACAAACGGAACGAGATATTGAAACTTTCTGAGAACTGTAACGATTCCGGTAGCTTTCTATCCGAAATGAGAAGAATTGAACAAATCGGTACAAGTTATCTCATTACCTCGATTAACGATCTTATCCCTGAATATGTCGAAAACTACAAGAAACGAAAAGAACGAATGCATCAAAATGGCGCTATAGGCCTTATTCATGATTTCAAGAAACTCTCGGAAATCGTGAATTTTGAACCTGGTGAACTGGTGGTCCTTGGAGCACGAACTTCGATTGGTAAAACTGCTTGGTGCTTGAATTTTGCTCAACAGGTAGCCGTTTATCAGCAACGAGTGTTGTTCATAAGCATGGAAATGTCTACGAATAGCCTTATCGATCGTTTAGCTTCAGGAATAACAAAAAATAATCTCCATGATATTAAATCCACGATCGCCGATGAAAACTTTATTGCTCAAGAGCTTACTGCAATCGGTAAATATTTTTTTCTCGTTCATGCCCCAGGTGCTACATCGGAAACAGTCGTAAATCTCGCAAGTAAGATGAAGTTTGATCTCGTCGTGGTCGATTACCTTCAACTCTTACGAGATAAACAAGAACGAGGAGAACTTGAAACTTACCGTATCGGACGAATCCTTAAAAATCTTCAAAGATTAGCAGGAGAAAAGAAATGTGTCGTTTTAACCGCCGCACAGCTGAATCGCGATAGTGAAAAAAGTGCAGAGCCATCGATTATCCATTTAAGGGATTCTGGAAGTATCGAACAAGATGCGGACATCATCATGCTTCTTCATCGTGATCGTTCAATAACTCCCCAAGATGCCAAACTTATTATAGCTAAAAACCGCAACGGTAAGATCGATAATATCGAACTTACTTACTATCCAAGTCGTCAAATATTCCTAGAAAAACCTTAATCTCTTCAAACTATGAAAAGTTCTCTATGGGTCGAGCTTCAATGCCTGAACTGTCATTTAAAAGATCGTCTTCCACTGGAACAATTTCTGGAATACGAAAGTTATTCCTGTCCGTACCAGAGGGGAGAACGAAAATGCGCCGGAAGGTCTAAACTTCTTAGAATAAGAAATTTAACCTTTCGGGAACAAAATCAACCTACTTTATTTTAACTTGATATGCTTACAGAAATTATAAAATCCCATCTTCTCGAAGAAGATAAAAATCATCGAGAAAAAACAAGCTTTTGGGCCTCTGAAGCCGAAACGAATGTTTTCGATATTTACCACCGATGGATGGGAACACCGCCCACAAACCCTATCGAACCAGAAAAACTCGTTATGTTTCAGGCCGCAAAGATGATCGAGGTCGCTCTGGTCGATAGAATTAAAAAATCTACAACATTCTTAGTTCCGATCGATTCATCCCAACACCGTGTTGAAATGGAACGAGAAGGGGTTCCTGTAACTGGGTACATTGATGCTGTCATCGAAGAGAATAACGTTAAAGTTCCGATTGAAGTAAAGACCATTTACGGAGACTACCAAGCACGAGAACTCACCGCATGTAAACCAAAGACCTCATACCTCAAACAGCTGGCCATCTATATGGATTTTCTTGATGTCGATCGAGGAATTCTCTTTTACATGGATAGAGGTACCGGAAATACGTGGGAATTCGAATTAAAGCGAAATGGAACAGTATTTACTTGTTTTTCTATTAGCTTCGACATTACGGATGTTTATAAACGCTGGGCTAGGCTTTACCGAAATAACATCATCCCGAAGATTGAACCAAAAAGTGAGTTTAAGTACAAATATGAACTTGAAAAACTTAAAGAAGCTTCTAAGGCATCAATTTCGGATGCTCGAATGAATAGGGCTGTGTATGGAGATTGGCAGGTAAAGTATTCACCTTATAAAAATCTCATTATCGAACGAGAAGGGTGCGGACTCGGTTACTCCGATGAAGAATTAAAAATCATTAAAGAAATCACTAAAGGTTACTCATCCAAAGTTTAATTTTATAATTTTATATTTATGCCAGGTACACCAATTTCAGGATCAAATAAACCATATCTTAGCATCGTAGGCGGTAACATCGTCCAGAAAGTCGATAAAGAAACACCAGGAGCTCGCCATCGAGAGTACGAACTCAAAGATGGCGGAAAAGGTGAAAAATGGGAACTCGTCTTCATGAACTGGACCGGAAAAATCAAAAACATTTTCTTCAAGGAAACGGATTATGGAGAAGTCTGTAATATTGACCTTGGAGACGCAGTCCTAACCTTAAACACCTCCAGTCGGTACTTTACGGATTTCGCCTGTAAAGTTCTCAATGCAGATTTAAACCAAGAAATGGTTTTTCATCCCTATGACATGGAGATCGAAGGTGGGAAAAAGAGACAAGGTATAAGCCTTCAGCAAAACGGGAATAAGCTTACGAATTATTTCTGGGATGGTAAAAAAATAGGTAACGGATTCCCGGAGGTAGATGAGATGAAAAAAGAAAAGCTGAAAAAGAATTACTGGAAAACATATTTTGCGGAAGTTGAAGCGTTTCTCATTGAAAAACTTCAAGAACTCAAAATTACGGAATCTGAAAAAAAACCTGTAATTCTAAGTGAAGTTGACTCTTCTGATATTCCAGACCAGATGCCTGATCCAGAAGATGGTCTTCCGTTTTAATCATTAAACAATATCAATGAAAAAATGTTTAAACTGCAACTCCCTAAAAGAGTTGGATTGTTTTTATGTACACCCTTTAATGGCAGATGGACATTTAAATAAATGTAAGGAATGTGTAAAAAAACGAATTAAGAAGTATTTACAAACTGAAAAAGGTAAATCTATTGAAAGGAATAGAAATGAGAAAAGAGCAATTTCTGGATATTATACAAAACTTTGTAAAAAGATGAGACAAAAATATCCAGAAAAATATAAGGCAAGACAGGCTGTTAGTAATGCACTTAGAAATGGAAGATTAAAAAAGTTACCATGTGAATCTTGTTCGAACAGTAATTTGGAAGATATAGAGGCCCATCATCCAAATTATCAACGACCTTTGGATGTTATATGGCTTTGTAAAAGATCTTCTCAAAATAAATGTCATCTAAAAATTCATTTTCCAACAACCCCATGATTCTTAAATTTCACGGTGAAGTCCAAAACGGGAAATTCTATCCTGACATCGTTGAACCTTTCAAAAATGCGTTTATTCCTCATGAAGGTAAACGAGTAACGGTAACAGTAGGAAGACAGAGGAAACCACGATCTGGTAAGCAAAACAGATATTTACACGGGGTTGTGATCGAAATGCTGGCGAATCATCTTGGGTATGAGAAAGAAGAAATGAAAGGCATCATTAAGTGGATATTTAAGGTTAAACATACCTCGGATTTATCCACGGTAGAAGATGAAGAATTATGCGAACGAATACGAAGATGGGCTGTAAAAGAGTTCAACCTGGTAATTCCAGACCCCAATCAAATTGAAACGTAAAAATACATGGATGGCTTCGAATATCGCAGGAAATAAGAAGCTGCCGATTTCATTTCCGGTTGTCATACATCCATCTGCATTCTGGCGTGGCGGAATAGGTAGACGCAAGCATGATTATCATTGCCGTACACCGTATAAAAGATAATTAAGTACAGGAACATGCGAGGTGACTATACGAGTGTCAAGGCCCATTCAAGCCCAATAGCGAAACTCTCGTCAAATCCTCGCCGCCAGAAAAGTTTAACTTTCTAAAGAGTTACACCGTTTTTAACGGCGTATCTTTAATTTTTATTCCCTAACAAAAATTAAAACAATGTCGAAAATTTATATTCCAAGACTTCCTTTTGGATGGAATCAGCTTACGGGACTTAAATACCCTTTGACTGTTCGTCTTGCTTCGGGAGAACTCGTAGAGTTCCAGAATTATGAACAGCATCATGAATTCATTTGGAACAAATTCAAAAATTTCGAGATGAGTCAATATGACCTATTCACTCCCTTAGACGAAAAAGGAAATTCAATACTTTAACCACTCCCTCATGGACAAAAAACTCAAAAAAATAATCTTAGAAATTTACGATATTCTCAACCAAATTCAAAGCGATAACCGGAGAAGTAAAAAGGAAAAACAGCTTACGTTTATTAATCACCTCTGGTCGGCTTTAGCGGTTATTTCTGATGAATATGCGGAATATCGACCACATAAAAAAATCTAATTCTTAATTTTATTTCTTAAACAAAAATTACTCTTATGAAAACCGAAAATAAACAATTCGAATACTCTGAAACCACTCAAAAAGCCGTCGTTGGTTTCGCTAAATGGTTCACTTTACTTCTCGTAACGTTCTGTATGGCGATTGGAATCGTCAACGCTTTCGTTCCGACTCAGGACGCGGAGCTCAAGAAAGAACTCGATGAACATGGAGCGATATCTCAAGCGTTTACCAGTTCACAAAAAGCTCTCTGTGATAACGAATCCTCTATTTCTCTTCATATTCTCGAAACTCAAAAATCTTCACTCACTCCTGTGCAGAAACAATGCTACGCCCAGAAAGCTCAATGGACTTGCCCGAATGACTATGATGCTACTCTGAATTGTTCAAATTTAAAGTAGGCCCTTGGGTAAGCCAAAAACCAAGCAAATCTACATTATTACCAAGTCAACTTTCAGATATTTCACCAATCAAGGAAGAATCGGCCCAACCAGAGGTAAAAGCTATAGATTACGATAAACTTTATAACGCTGTAGCCGTAGCAGAAAGCGGGAACTGTTCAACCTCTTGGCATAAAGCTGCTAAAAACTGTGTATCAATCATGTCTTGGTCAGGTGGTAAACGCCACTTAAAGCAATTCTCTTCCATAGATGATTCTAAGACTGCTTTTAAGCAGCTTTGGATTTTAAAGTATGGCGATCATTTACCTACTCTTCAAGACGCAATTAAGTATACAGGAAACGATAAAGCCTATGGTTGGCTTCAAACTGTCAATAAGTGGTACCACTCTCATTAATTTATTTACTTTAAACCCAAATGAAAACTGAAAATATTATAAAAAATCTTCCGAATATAGCCCTTTATCTCAGTGGGGAATACTACGGATATTACAGGAATTATTTCCCAAAAATTGAGTTTATTTATATCTGCATTGGATATTCGGAAGGAATCTTAAAAGAGGAAACCTTCGATCTCATCCAAAAATTCACTAAAACGAAGCAGGAATTTTATTTTGAAGCCCTAAATCTTTTAAAGAGAGATTACGCCGTTCTTAATGAGATCATTGTGATGCTCTTAATACCAGATGAAATTTTATATCGATAACCCAAACTTACCCCTTAATCACAAGTAATTTATGACAATAGAACAAATTATTAACAATATAACCGATCCCGAAGTATCAGATATTCTTGCGTGTATAACAGATTGTTTATTAGAGAATAATTATGGAGAAGACGGCCAAGCGGAAAAAGATTTAATCAAAATTATTACTTATTTTACTCACTAAAAACTATGCCAAAACTTAAAGTCGGAGACACATTCGTTTACACCAAAGAAATGAATGATGCAAAAATTAAATCTACATCATGTAATGGCGATGCATCATCCTTTATTGGTCAAAAATTAAAAATATATTTAATTAGTAATATGGGTTATAGAGGAGATAACGCTTACGAATGTGATGGAAATCCTTTTTTTTTCAGTTGTGATATTATCGATAGATTTCTTCCGAAAGGAACTAAAGATTCTAAAAGGAAAGATAGAACATGGAAAAAACATTTCGAAAGTTCTGATGATATAAAAGTCTCAAAAGATTCAATTGAAATCGATGGAGAAACGTTTACTCCTGAAACTCTAAAAATCCACTTCGGTAAATGTGGATCGGCCTTAAAAATGCTCAAAAATATCAAATAAACTTACTTCCTTATTTCATCCTTGTGCTAGAAAAAGTTTGCCGGTTATGTGGCGAAAATAAGCCCATTTCCCTTTTTTCCGCAAACCGGAATTACTGTAAAAATTGCCGAAACTGGCAGCATTTATATTCAATAAATGAGAATGGCTTAGATTCGGTCGAGTACAAGCACATTCCCGAAAAAATCAACGGTTCTTACCCCGAACAAATAGCAAAAAGTGTTGCCACTCAAAAAATTCCTTATCAAGAAGCTAAATTTCAACTTCAGCAATCTTCCTGGGGATGTGAAGTTTGGAAAAAGGTGGTCACTTTCTTGCGTCAATGGAAATAACCTCTTTAACTCCTTTAAACCAATATGAAAATCTATTTTACCCCTCAAGAAATCAAATCAATCCTAAAAAAATCCAATCCTTCAAAGGAATTACTATCAACTGCTCAAGCCAAACTTGAGAAAACCATCCAGCGATCACAGGAAGGACTTAAAGAGTTACGTTCGAAAAAGTCATGACAACATAATTCTTTTTTCTGTAATCGTGGGAAACTCCGGAATTACCCCTTCCCTCTTATTTTCTATGTTTACAGATTTTCTTCTTTATATTCAGCATGTTAAAAAAATGTCTCCAGAAACACTCAGGATGTATCAGTGGCTTCTCGAAAGGTTCGAAAATTTCCTAAACGGACGAGAAATAACTATTCAATCGGTTCGAGAATATCAAATTCAGTTAAGTCAGAAAAACTACAAACCCAATACGATAAATATGCATCTTAAGCCTTTGCGGAGATATCTTCAGTGGAGGCGACGAGATGGTCATGAATGCCTAGACTACACGAGAGTTGAACTTATAAAAACTCACCCTCCGTTTATGGATTTTCTAACCGAAAGAGAACTTAAGAGATTTTTCAGAGCCATAGAAATTAAAGATAAAAGAGATTTACGTAATTATGTTATTTGCGATCTTCTCGCGGTGAGCGGAATGAGAATAAGTGAATTAATAAATATTGACCGAAAACAAGTTGATCTTAAACGTCGTGAAATTCTCATTACCGGAAAAGGGAAGAAGCCAAGAACGGTTTTCTTTCCAATTTCTACGAAAAAGGTTCTTAAAAAATATTTAAAAACAAGAAAAGATAAGATTCCGGCCCTTTTCATATCCTATAAGAGAAAAACTTCAAACGGCCGCCTAAGGACATGGACGATCCAAGAAATTATTCATAAATACGCCAAAAAAGCGAAAATCAAAAAGAATGTAACTCCGCACTGTTTAAGACGATCTTTTGCTAAAAATATTCATTTAAATGGGTGCCCCCTCAAGGCAGTGTCGGACATGCTAGGGCATGCATACGTGATAACGACTCAAGATTATATCCGATTCGCAGATGCTGAAATTAAAAGGCTTCACCATAAATTCTTAACTCCTCTCCGATGAAAACAGAACAGAAATTAGAAAAAGCTAAACTTAAAATTGAAAAGCTAAAACTAAAACTTAAAACAAAAAAACATACGAGAAAAGAATTAAAAAATAAGCTTTGGATTATTACATCTAAGCTCATACGATTAAGTTATATTTCCTGTTATACATGCGATAAATCCTTATCGTGGGAAGATCGCCAGGCTGGACATTTCTGGAGTCGAGGGGGGCATCCAGCTACTTATTTTGACCTGGATAATATTCGAACTCAATGTGTTGGATGCAATAACTGGAAAAGCGGAAATTTGGCTGAATATTCAGTTCGTCTTAGAAGAGAAATAGGGGAGATCAGATTTCATAATCTCGAACTAAGGGCCCATCGGAATAAAAAATTTACTCCTCAAGAACTAGAGGAACTTATTAGGGTGTATCAGTCCTTACTAAACAACATGCAAGAAGGTAATTTATCTCATAACAAAACCGACCCATGATCATTTTCACTTTGAACATTTTTCAGGAAGCAGGACTTTGTTTATTGGGATATATTGCGACATTAATTTCAGGAGCAGTACTTTACGGAGAATTTACTGGATGGAAAGATATTTCTGAAGATAATGCTAAAACAATCAATTATATCATTATTATTTTCTGGATAGCTATATTTTTAATTTTACCTAAATGAAAAATTTGACCCGACAAGAAGCCCTCGACAAAATCAACGCTGCATGTGTGAAAGCCAACCCTGCAATTTTGGAATTAAAGTTTGGATGCAAATTAAGTGATGGTCAGGAGGAAAAAATTATTGTGGATGCAAATGGTCAATATTGGTGTTGCAATGATGGAACGAAATTTAATAGAGCAGCCTTGATGTCCTATGAAAAAGGAGATCGGGTATTCTTGAATTGGAAAGTATTTTTTATCCTCGGTCGAGACATCCAGCTCGCGGATGTTTTGCTTGCCCTTCATAAAGAATTTACTTCTGATTTGAGCTTATATGAAGCCATGGATAAACTTATTCATCCAATTTGGGGGAATGGAAAGATTCGATTTGAGCAAAAATGGAACCTTCTCAAACCCCTCCACGAACAGGACGACCCCACATTATTTTTTATTGCTGATTTACTATGAATTATCGTTTAAAATTTCGCGCTTGGCATAAAAAATGCGAAATGATGTTTGATGTTTGGAAGGTTGGAACTGATGGATCATGCCAATGTTATAATCTTGAAGTATTTGATGATGGTTACTGTGGTGTTAGATCAAACGGAGTCCATGATTGTTTTGCTATAAATTCTGGCAATGCGGGTTACATTTCATCAAATAATTGCGTTCTCATGCAATGCACCGGTTTAAAAGACAAGAACGGTAATCTTATTTTTGAGGGGGATATTGTAGAATGGCTTGATAGAACAGGGATTATTGAGTTTGTACCAGGTGAATTTATCGTTAAATGGAACAAAGACGCATCTTCCTACAATGAACGACTTCGTGTGCATTCTGGCAATTTAAAAATTGTCGGCAACATTTACGAAAATTCTGAATTACTAACATCAAAGTAACCCTTTATTTCTTAGCTGATTTATTACCATGACCAAAAAGAAAGAAAAACGGATTGAAAAGGGAGAGTTCTGTATAAAATGCGCAGGAACTTTAGAAAAATGGAGTAGCCTAGAATTTAGATATTGCCAAAATAAAAAATGCCATCGTTTTGGATTGATTACGGCAAGATATGCTCCAGAACGTGGAATTTAACCTTCTTAAATCCTTTACTTAATTCTTATGACTCTCGAAGAAACAATCCAAAAAGCTATTGAAGGTGGATTTAAAAAAGGGAGTGAAATTTTTGATATAGATGGGGAAATTCCACTTGGAGCAAATCCAGAACTTTTCTTCCTCGATCCGTTATTCTGGCGATCTCTTGAGAATGTGATGGGATGGGAGATAATTCAGGTGAGAGGCCATATTGTAGAGGCTTGGAAGTTCAAATGGCACTCTTTTATTGAACATCTTATTGAAGGAAAAGACATCGAATCATTTTTCTCTAATTTATGAAATGTCCAGAATGCGGAAAATTTACTAAAGATAATACGGCAATTGTTAGCGAAGGATATAATGAAATTGTCGAAGTTGTCGGAATTTGCAAAAAACACGGAAAAGTTAAGATCAAAGACTGGGAATATGAAGATTTTTACCCTATAAACTTATAATTTATGATACCAGAACAAAAACAACTGCTTGAAAATTGGAAAGAGAATTTTTGGTGCGCGAGATGCATCAAGTTGCCTTATAAAGTTGAATTATGCCTTGATTGCAAACAAAGTATAAGAATTATAAAAAAACTTCTCGAGGCCGTCAGACAAGATCAAAAAGAGAAGGATGTTCAAATAGTACGTAATCATCAATATGGCCATGATTCAACAGGATTTGAAACGGTAAGATTCGAACTTCAACAAAAAATTCTTAACCAAAACTTATGAATAAACCCAAAGCAATAAAATCTGAAAAATTTGAATTTGGAGGATACCTTATCGAAGTAGTTGAGCTTGATGATGGGCAAATTATGATTACAGAGGATGGCATGGAAAAATTTATTAAAGCCCTAACAGAATTCAAGGTCACTGACGATCAGGCAAGAAAATTTTCAGAGAAAATATCTAATTTAAAACATTTATAAATATTTAACCTTCATGAGGTCTTGGCCTTACAAGTGGCGGAGATGTTGCAACACTTCGCTCTGGAATTCGGACAAAAAGGGGAATTCTATCATGATTAATCAAACGCGCGTTGGTCCCTAACAAAACCGAATCAATTGAACCTTAAAAGCAGGCGTGGCTGAATTGGAAAGCGATGGGTGCGGCCGCGGAACCATCCATGCAGGTTCGAATCCTGTCGTCTGCTTTTAGGGGTTAATCATTCTTAAATTTAAGCTATGAATAAAGAAAATCAAAAATGTACTTGGGATCCTGGATGCACAGAAACAAAAGATCATTCCCATGAATGCAATATCGGAATAGATATAGACTTAGAATCTAAGTCGCAGCCAAACTGCAAATACTGTTACGATAAAAAATATTTTACCGTTGCTGAAGGTGGAAATATCGTTAGAGGAGATTTCGTTGGTGATGAATCTTGGTACAATCCTTTAACAATAAGGAAAATTGATTGTCGATGCGTTAAAAAATATCTGGAATTAAGTGAAAAATGTGAATGCCGTTGTCATGAAGGATGCGGGCACTCTCCCATAAGCATTTGGTGCACATGCCCGATAAATTCATGTAATCATTGCATGTTTGAGACATCAGAATATAAAAATAAAGATGATCCAGATTTCTGGAGAAACCAAATTATTAAATTGATTAAAAATCTTCTAGAATCCCAAAAACAGCAGATTTATGAGGATTTGAAAGGAATGATAGAAAATGATTTTATTTTCACCGATTATTGGGCAAAAAATGAAGCAATAAACAAGATTGAAAAGTATTTTAACCAACCTCAAAATGACTGAAGAACAACAACGACTTCTTGGAAAATGGAGAAAACAATTAATCACTCCAGAAGTTATGGAGATAGGAATTCATAATTATGTTGAAAAAATTCTCGAAGCCGTCCGGCAAGATCAGAAAGAGAAGGATGCTGAAATTGTCCAAGAGATTCATGATTGTATACAGGGGGGAATTATGAATGAAGTTTTAAAAGTTATATTCGATGAGACTAAAAGGAAAATTCTTAACCCAACAAAACAATGAAAATACTTTCTAAATTCAAAGTTGGCGATAAAGTCAACAAGACAAAAGGATATGGTTTTCCTGGTACTGTAGTTTCAGTATTCGAGACTACAAAAGGTGATATACGAATAGTAGTTGAAATGGATCATTACCGATTGTTGCATATCTTTAATGAGGATCAATTAACCAAAACATCAGAATGAAAACGAAAGCTATCATCATTGACATGGACGACACACTCGCCAACTGCACACATAGGCGTCATCACGCTCAGGACGGCGATTTTAAAGCGTTCTATGCTGAAATGGGTAAAGATGACGTAAATCACTGGTGTCGTCGCATTATCGACAAATTTCACGATACTCACTCGATTTTGATCGTATCAGGACGTCCTCAGGAATATGAATCTATCACGCAATCATGGTTACTTCATAATATGGTAAGTTACGACAAAATATTTATGAGAAAAACCGGCGATAATCGAGATGATACGATCGTAAAAAAAGAAATTTTCATGGAAAATATTCAGGAGGATTTTGATATTGAGTTCGTGATCGATGACCGTGATAAGGTTGTAAAAATGTGGAGATCAATAGGTCTTACGTGTCTCCAGTGCGATTACGGTGATTTTTAATCCAAAATTAAATATTGAAAATCACAAAGGAAACAAAATGAATAAATTCTCGTAGATATAATTTTAATTTACTATGAATGATCGATTTAAATTTAGGGCTTGGGATAAAACGCAAAAAATTATGGTTGAATTTGATCTATATGATCAGGATTGCTATCATCTTGGACGTTTACAACGCGCTGAACAGCCAGTTTATGAAGAAAATTGCGAAATCATGCAATGCACCGGCCTCAAAGATAAGAACGGTAAGCTTATTTTTGAGGGGGATATTTTACAAACACCTTTAGGAATTTTTGAAGTATTTTATAGAGATGGGTTTGCTGCATTTTATGTCCGTCAAGACAATTGGATTGATCTATTGCATAATCCTATGGAGAAAATAGGTAATATAGAATGGTTTGAAATTATCGGAAACATCTACGAAAACCCTGAATTACTACCATCAAAGTAATTTTATTCATATTCAAAAAGAGACGACAATGTATATTCCGTCTCTTTTTGGCTTTTCTAGGGCCGTAAATTAAGACATTTCATTCTCGATCATTTCCCAATCTTCTTCTAAAAGATCGCACTGTGAAGCCACCCACGGTACAACTTTATCTTGGGCCGTCTTTAAAGCTATATAAGAAGTATAAGGAACTATTTCTCCAAATTGTTTTTTCGCTATTTCAGTTACCGCAGGATAATGATTTTCTGTAACAAAATAGAGATACATACCTTTCCCATTCCAGCCTTTTCGGGTAACGGCAAAACCTTTTTTTAGAGCATTTAAAGCTTCTCCGAAATTCATAGATAAAAAAATAAAAAATTAAATTTTCACCAAATATTTTTCGATATCATCAATCATGCGCTCCATACGTTCTCCTAAGGGAAATCCTTTCATGACCTCATGTTCAAGGTTCATAATGAGAGATCTCACCTTCTTGGCGATTTCTGAGCGAACCGCACGTTCATCACCAGCTGGAAGATTTTCGAGCTTAGACTGGCGTTTTTCGAGGTCTGAAAGGTAGAGGCTAACAATTCCTTCAATTGGATACATCAGTAGGAGGGGTTAAAGGTGCTTGATCATTTTGATCTGCAACTGTTGGGGCCGGATTTGACGGTAAACTTAAAATTGAACTATCGGTTTTGAACCTTAAAAGAAAGTTACCCGCAGCGAGTAAATCAGCAGTTAGCCATATTGGAAATGGAACCCATGTTGAAATTGTTTGAAGAAAAAGCACCGTTGCAAGAGCGATATTGTACCAGATCGTGACTGACATGTACCAGGGTTTAGTTTTTGGCATATATGTATAGTTAATGTATAATAAATGTCTAGTGTATACGTTTAAAATCCGTTCGGGTTATGCGTAACTTCCGTTGTATCTGAGCTGATCGGCTGAACATTGAATTTTACGGGCTGTTCACGTTTCGAGAAATACCGGACTCCGATAATGGGCCCGTAATGTTCAATATCGACTTTCTGTCCACTCCAAGGATCATCACACTGGTATCGTCCCAACCAGTTTTTTTGATCGATTTTCATGAAATGAGTCTGTCCCCTAGGAAGCTGGATTTTCACCGCCATTTGTTTGTTTTGCCAATCAGATAAATATTCATCGACTTTAGATTGATCCCATGCTCCAGACCAATCGAAAACAGTATTTTGAAGGTCAAGTTTCGTATTAATGATCTGTCCATCTAAAGTGTAAAACTCTTTATGCGCTGCTACTTGGTCGGGAGTACAATTTGCACCGAAAATATTATTAATTTCAGCCAAAACGCAGGTATAGCAACCGTCGGCGGCTATGGTAAGATTCGATGAACCGAGAAGGACATGAGGATAATCACGCTGTTTGAATATTTGCATAAAAATGGCTGAAGAATCTCCTCAACCGTAACATTTTACGCATTGACGGCAACCTTAAAAACCCAATATAATTCTGTTTACTTTTCGTCAATAGGATACTAAAATGAAAATGTCTTAAATCTTGCGAATAATAAGAGAAAGGAATAGAATTCTACTCCTATTTGTGCTATACTTCTTAGAATAAGAGAGACTTTGTTTTGACAACCCAGTGTTGTAATGGCGGGACGTAGGGGATTTGAACCCCTGAAGGGTGAGGATTATTCACTCTTACTCCGTTAACAGCGGAGCGCAATAGGCCTAACTATGCGAACGTCCCACATTTCATACCCCTATTTAACAGATAGGGGTTTTAAAAAAACCACTTTTGCGAGCCAATGAGTTTTACCTCGATTGGCTAGCAACAATGGTTTTTAAGGGTTTCGCTCTAAAACTCTTAATTCTAGACAATCTCGCTCGCAGGCTGATTAAACTATTTCAGCCAATCATAACTGTAGCAAAATACACTAACTGTGCCTAGGGTGAGTGGCGCTCACCACTACATTTAGTATTGCTAGGGAATTATTACTATTTCACAGTATCATTTTATGACAGAAAAGTGACAGATTGATCGCAAACTTGACGGAATGCTAAAAAATAGTACTCTGTTATTAACCTTTACTCATAGATTTCTATGAATCCACTTTCTCAGGTTTTTAGTATCTTTTTATCTGGTTTGATAGAGGAAATTGACCGAATTAATGAGAAAATTTCTTATACCCTTAAAGACTAATATAAAAATATTGTTCTTATCACTCACTCCACCCCATGAAAAAATCTCTTTATGGCTACCTTCATTTTAAAAAGTTTAGGCATTGGGTATGCTTTAATTGTCCTATTTTTATTGATTTCTGGAGCGGCGGACGGACACTATAGCAGTGTAATGTTGGTTGTTTTTGTTGGACCAATATTCTTTTGGCCTGCTCTTTTGATTGTTTCTGGAATCGTTGCTCTTATTCTTAGAGCAATAGATGAGCGTAAACTTAAATCTTAATCTTCTTATTCATCTTTTTATCATTTATTTTTATATTTTATAATTATAATTGAGCCAGTATTTCCTTCCCTCTACTGTACCTATGAAAAAAATTATTTCTTCCACATTTATTGCAATTTTGGCCCTAGCCTTTGTTGTTCCTGTTCATGCTGCCGGCATTGATTGTAGCCCAATCGATGGAGCGGCCATTTATGGACAGACTTCCGATGGTGGTTATAAATTTATCGGCGGAATATTCAATAAATATGACACTGAATCTATCGCAGATAGATACGGAAAAGGAAGCAAATACGATTCTGATTCGATTTTTGACCCCTATGGTGACTTTGGAAGTAAATACAGCGATTATAGCGCCATGAGTGATTTTTCTTTACATCCACCAGTAGTTGTTGATAGCGACTACAATATTTTAGGGTTTTTAAGTATTGCAGAACAAAAAGACGATATTAACCCCTTTTATGCTTATATTTGTGCGGCACAATCTTACGCTACTAACTGGGTGAACGAATGATTTGGACGATTATTTTAGCAATAATTTCCATAGTGTTCATGGTTCTTCGGATGGATAAATGAGTTTTTTATGGTGCGTTGACAACGATAAAATTTAGTAGTTTAATAGTGTTATCTTTAATCAATTTTATGTTTATTCCTTCTTGGATAATTATAGTTTTAGTAATTTTTATACCAGGCCTGATGGTACACATTTATAAACAAGGATATAATGATGCGATCAATAAAAAATAAGGTATGTATATACCACTTTGGGCAATTGCAATCATCATTTTAGTTATTCTTGGCTTACTTCATAATGCCAAAGAAGAAGGCTATAATAAAGCACGTTCTGAAGACTGGGATAAAACTTTTAAACGTTAGTTTTTTGCTTTTGGGGTAGAGGTTTTATGAATTTTTGAATTTGTTCTGGTTTTACATTCTTCAGAGCATTTTGAACAAACTCGGCCTCTCCATCATTTGGTTTAATACCATCCATGATTTTTGAAGTGACATCAGAAACAAAATCAGAACTCACATCTGAAACTTTACCGAAAGCTTTTAAAATTGGGACTAATATCGTAGGATGAGTTAATATTTGTCCCGTTACAATGGCCGCAGCCGCTGGAATATTGCCAGTTGCTAGTGATGCTCCAGCTCCTGCGGTAAGTCCACCTCGTGCGTAAGTTCCAATTTTATTACCTTTAGCTATTTCAATATCCTCAAGCGCTTTAGTCACCTTTATTTGTTGGGCAAATTTATTCATATCAAAATCTGGCAACGCTTCCTGAATTCTTCCCAGCTGCCCCTCTTTACCTTTATTCAGAAGGTTGTTTATTGAAGAAACGGCATTATCTTTAATATTTCCTTTGTTGTCATAAATAAGATTCTTGACCTTTTTCAAATCTTCAGTCGTAGAAGAATATTTATTATCCAGATCTTCCAGTCCATCTATTTGGGGCCTTAAATCTTCATTTGCTGAACTTCTCAAATCCCTTGCGAAATTTTGAAGCTGGGTTGTTTTTCCTGATTCGTATTTTGCTAAATTTGCCAGATCTTGGCGCATATTCAAGAATTCGTCTGCTCCAAGCTGTGGTTTATTGTACATATCGTAAAAATCCTGAAGTCGGTTAATATCCGCATTACTTCTTACAGAGCTTTTAGATGTAGCCGAAAGGTTTCCATTTTTATCAACGTTAATTCCAGCTTCTTCTAATTTATTTTTTAAATAATCTTCTGGAACATCGATTGTCTGTCCACCATTTCTGATAGGATCGTAAGCTTTACCAGTATCACTTAAATCTGATATTTTTTGATCTATCGGATTTTTTAACATACTGAGGGTATTTTGACGACTAGCGTCAATACCAACTTTCTGAGCAGCACTTAAAGCATCAGGGTTTTCAAGGGCGGTATCTATCGTTCCTCTATTCAGACCAGATACTAAAGATAGTCCACTTTTCCCTAAATCCGAAGCCCCTTTACCCACTGTTTGAATAGTTTTTCCTGCAATGGCGCCAGTAGTATCTAAAGCAGCCTTTCCAGCGGTAGTGGCTCCTTCAACTATAGGTTTAGCCAATGCTGTAGCACCTTGTACCGTGTTGGCACCTAAATTTCCAGTAATTGTAGAAGGTTTCTGACCTGCCAATTTTTCGTAATTGTTGGTGGCCTGCTCAAGTGCACTCATGTCTCCACTCGCTTTTGCATCTTCTACCGCCTTTTGCGCATCCGCTAAATCACCTTGCCTCCCAAGCTCTGAAGCCGTGTCTTCGCTAACCTTTGTAGCGAAAAGTTGCCCAAGATTCTGGAAATGTTGAGCGAGAATTTTTCCCTGCTCGCTATTAGGATCAATACCCATCGAATTCATAAATGCATTTCCGGCTGCTCCACTCGCCTTATTCAGTGTATCGTTTATGGCTCCTGTAACTTGTTGACCACCAGGGACTGCATTGACGATTGAACCAGGAATGGCGAAAAGACTTTTAAGGGTTCCGCTCACTACGTCAGCCGCCCCCTTGCCCGCCGCTATAACTCTCTGGTCTGCTCCCAATTGATTACCTTGTGAATCTACACCGGAAATAGCACCACCAAACTCATCGCTGCCACCTGCTTGGGAAATTTGACTCACTCCCTGTCCAGCAGCATTCGCGGCATTACCAAGAATAGTCAAAGCCCCACCTCGTTTAAAATCTTCAAAAGCTTTTTCTTTTTGCTGCGCCTGCTGTTCTTGTTGGTCTTTATCCTGTAGTTGTTTGGCCAGCTGATCTGCTCCCTGTCGGGATTCATTTTGATTTTCTTCCTGTTGATCAGGAGTTGGGATATCATCACCCAATAATCCATTATTATTTGCTGCTATACCTATTTTTGCAGCGCCTTGTGTTATTGCGGGAATGGCCTTCGCTGGATTTAAAGCATTTATGATACCTTTCGCAATAGTTCCACCGGCCTGTAAAGCGACAGAATTATCACCGGGATTCCCGTCAGAATTTGGAGTCGGACTATTTCCCGGCGTAGACTGTGCGGGCGCTATTGCTGAGGAGCTATATTTATTGCCATATTTTGCTGTTATTCCTTGAACGGCTGAATTTTCTGATAAATCGCCACTATTAAGACCATTCGCTACGTTCCTGCGGACATCTACAGGTACCGAAGTATCTGAAAGATAAGTGGTAATAACTGGGTTTGCTGGCATATTAAAATTGGTAATTAGTTACGGGATGATCTTCAGGAACAGCGTATTGTCCGGTTGCAGTATGGTGATCTTGTACAAGGTTATTTCCACCGCCATTTCCAAATAAATCACCTAAAAAACCGCTAAGGCCACCACTTTGAGATTTTCCACTATTCTGTGATTTCGGCTTACCTAAAATTGCATCTTCGTTGTTTTGAATAAGACCTCGAATATTCGCAAATTTTTGCTTGATTGTTTCTTGAGTGTCGCCAGGAACTGGTAACGTACTCGAAGTATTGGCAATTTCCGCACGATTGATTCTTAATCCTTTCGTTCCCGCCAAAGCTTTTAAGACTTTAATTGTTGCATCGCTGTAAGAACCAAGGGATGCAAGTTTTGGGTTACTTTCTGCTGCTTTTTGAAAGTCCTGAGAACCAATAGCAAATGGTCTACCTGTCCAATCTTTCGGAATTTGGCTTTGAACATCTGGGTCATTTAAAGCGTCTTCATAATCTTTCAAAGCCGACATAGCTCCGTCAATTTCTTCGAGGGTGGCCGCCTGGTCTTTTGTGACAACAGGAATTCCCGCGTTTCTAGCAGCTTTTTCCGCCATAGCTTTATCTTTTGAATCACTGATGGTTTCAGTGCTCAAATAGTTTCTTCCATTATTCGAGGTGTTTACATAATCTTTCAGGGTCAACCCATTCGGAAGTTGATCGTCTAATCCTTTAACGTTTTTCAGTCCTGCTTGAGATTGAAGCTGTTTCACAGTGTCCGCCCCCAGAGTATCGTTTACTATTTTAAATGCAGCGGTATTGAATTTCGCTCCATTTGCTACCGCGTTTTGAAGATCATCAGATGACATGCTTCTTACCTGTGCCGGGGTAAGAATTGTAGATTGTCCATTGACATTTTGAATTTGAACATTTGCTGAAGGAGGATTCGCGAAACCATAAACTTGTTTTGTTGTCATAGTTCCTGAACCCATGTGGCCATTCCCATCATCATCCCAAGCAACATAGGAAAATGAACCATTTCCTAGATTTTGGGTGACAATTCCAGTATGACCGTTGGCGGCGTATTCTCCCTTTTCTGGCATAACGAAAGCCATTCCAGGTTTAATTTGTGTATTAGGGTCAGTAATATCGGATGACCGTATACCATTTTTATCTACTAAAGCTTGTTTCCCAGCATAAGAATCGGGCATTCCACCAGAACTACCAGAAGAAAGTCCCCAAAATCTGTTTACACCTGCTCCGCACTGAAGTCCTGATGAGGAAGGAGGGCATGAAATTGTTAACTTTCCATTTTGAAAATTTCCCAAAATTCCATCTAGTGAATTAGTTGGCACATAGGCCTGTCCAAACCCTGAATTATTAAAATCCTGTTGGCTTGAAATTCCTGGTAAACCAAGTTGGGTTGGATCGATTCCATTATTAATAGCGTCTTCTATGGCTTTACCAAGGGCTATTTTTTGTTCTACAGTAACAGGCTGCCCAGAAAGATTTGCCTGTTGCACAGCTGTTTGAGCTTGAGTCAAAGCGAGTTGGGCTTGCTGCTGCGGATCATCAGCCCAAA